GTAGAGGCGGTTACTGGTAAGAATGCTTACTTCGAGCAGATCAGTGCCACCGCCGCGCAAATAAAAACCACCCGCCATATGGATACACCCCAAACCGATACTCCCCATGCCAGACGGAGAGTTTCTTTGGAGGACTACGTGTGGGCGGATTATGTCGATGGTGAAGACAAAGTCCGTACGCTCATTGATCCTACGTCTCCGTATGCTGTTAATGCCGTCAACGCTTTCGGGCGTTCCATTGACGACGTTATCATAACAGCGTTGGGTGGGACTGCGTATACCGGGGTGGCCGGGGGGACCGCAACATCAGTTCCGGCTGGTCAGAAAATTGCTGAGGGTAACACTGGGTTAACCATTGCCAAATTGATTAGTGCGAAGGGTCTCTTTTGGGACAATGACGTGGACGATAGTGAAGAACTTTTTATGGTCGTTACGGGGCAGCAGTTACAAGATCTGTTGGCAATTGAGAAGGTTACCTCCTCAGATTATGCCACAATCAAAGCCCTGGTGAAAGGGGAGATTGATTCCTTCATGGGATTTACTTTCATCCGAACAGAACGGCTGGTTACTGCGTCAGATATAACCATGTGTTACGCCTTCGCCAGGACGGGGATGCTCCTGGCAATGGGTGCCGATATTCATACGATGATCGGTCCCCGGGCGGACAAAAATTATCTCACACAGGTATGGTGCGGTACGACCATCGGAGCGACCCGAATGGAAGAGGACAAGGTCGTCGAGATTGCCTGTGATGAGAACATAACTTAAGGAGGTGGGGATATGACAACCTTCTATAGTGTGCAAGAAACAAATCGTCTCGCGGTGCCTTCTGTTAAACACCCCGTTGAGTCCTCGCACGGTAAACTCCGGTTTGCGCGCTTCGGGTATGCACAGGTCGCCGAGGGAACAGCTGGAGATACTATCCAGTTGGTTCAACTCCCTGCGGGTCGATGTCGGTTTTGTGGCGCATTAAGTTACATGCGCCATGACATCAACGTAGGTGGTGCCACCATTGATATTGGGTGGGCGGCGTATACGGATCTCGATGGTGAAGCGGTCATAGCTGATCCTGATGGTCTCGATGATGGTGTTAGTGTCGAGACTTCGGGGCTGCTTACCGCGCTTGGAACCGTTGCCGCAGTCGCAGCAGTAGGTAATATGAAGGTCTTTGAGTCTCAGACCGGTGTTATTATTACCACAGTTTGGGTTGGAGTTCCTGCTGCAGCCGATTATATCTATGGTGACATTGTTTACGCCATGGATTAACCTTTAATATTAGGACTGCCACTCGTGGCAGTCCTAATTCGGAGGGCCAATGACAACTTTTTATTCAACACAGATGACAAACCTCCGTGCAGTCCCCTCCGTTAAGAACCCGGTGGAGACTATGCACGGAAAGGCTCGGATAGCGCGGTTTAAGTACGTTCAACCGGCCGCGGCTGGTGAAGCCTTGGATGGTGTAGACCTGGTGAAGCTTCCTGCAGGTAGGTGTCGGTTCATAGGGGCGTTGAGTTACATGCGTCATAATCTCGTTACCGGGAGTCAGTATATGGATCTCGGCTGGCGAGCCTATGTCGATCTTGATGGTGAAGATGTGGCCGCGGACACTGATGGTCTTGATGATAATGTAGATATGGACGCCACAGGACTTGTTACTTCTCTCGGCACCGTTACGGCGGTGGCCGCGGTGGGTAACATGAAAGTTTTCGAGTCCCAAACAGGTGTCGTTATTTGCATGATCGGAGTGGAGATTATCGCCGCTGCAGATTATGTATACGGGGACATCGTCTACGCTATGGATTAACTTTTTAACCTTGGGACTGCCACCAGTGGCAGTCCTAATATAAAAAGTTACTTTAGGAGGTTAAAATGGCATCAATTGTTCAGATCTGTAATGTAGCATTATCAAGTCTTGGAGTACCCTCAATCATCGCTTTGTCGGATAACAGCAAGGCAGCAAGACATTGTGACCTGCTGTTTGAAGATAAACGCGATGAACTTCTTAGAGCACATGACTGGACCTTCGCTACAAGAAGAACTAATCTCTCGCCTCTGGTCACGGGTCCTGCGTTTAACTGGACGTATAAATTCCAGATTCCCGCGGATTGCTTGCGTTTACTTTTTGTAGGGAACTCTGATGAGCAGGAATACTCGCATGCCCTTGAGGGGAATACCATTTTGTGCAACTCTAATCCTGTTTATATCCGATATATAAAACAAGTTACAGATCCGAATGAGATGGACGCCTCTTTCAGAGCGACTCTTTCGGCATACCTGGCGCAGTACTTGGCAAAGCCTTTAACTGGAAGTAATACAGATTATAAACGAATGGTAGAAGAGTTAGAGGTAAGACTCTCTGAAGCGCGATTCAACGATTCCGTAGAAGACTCACAGGATGTATTACAAACTTCTGATTGGGAGGACTCCAGACAGTAATGGCTAAATTTGACATAATGCAAACATCTTTTTTGGGTGGGGAGGTCAGCCCAAGAGCTTTAGGACGTATAGAGTTAGAGCTATACCTCGCCGGGTGTTCGACTCTGGAGAACTTTGTAGTACGGCCCCATGGCGGAGCTACTCGAAGAGGTGGGACTAAATTCGTATATGCTGCTAAGTATAGCGATAAGGACACGGCCTTAGTAGACTTCTCATATAGGGGAGACCACTTTTTTGTTCTCGAAGTCACTCATGAGGCAATACGCTTCTATAAAGATCAAGCTCAATTAGTGGTAGCTTATGCGGCTTGGGCAAACGGAGAAGACTATGTGCTTGGCGATCTTGTTACTTCAGGGGTAGGTTACTATCGGTGCATCATAGCGCATACTGCTGGAGTCTTTGCTACCGACTTAGCAGCCGACAAGTGGATTGCCACCAGTGGCAGTTCGGAATTAGCTTACGAGATCCCCTCTACTTATGATGAAGATGAAATTAAGGAACTGCGTTTTCCTACTGATGGTGATACTCTTTACATACTCCATAAAGATCATGCACCTGCGAGACTGGATCGTACTTCCGATACTTCCTGGGCTTTGACAGATGTGAAATATATCTCATTTAATCCCATACCTGCGGTCGCGGGTGCTAACTATGTAGTTGGTGTGACTCTTACCATAACTCAAGCAGGGGGGTCCGATGGAACCGTCAAGGTAACAGCTGTAAATTCTCTTGGAGGCGTGACTCGGGTTGAGACAGTTACACAGGGGGCCGGGTATAAGATAGCGGCCGCACTTGCTTCTGTCACCGACGGCGTAGGAGACGACAATTGCACAATCGAGTGTACCAGTGATGTTGACCCTGGAGAATGGGGTGCCGCGAATTATCCAACGCTTGGGTGGTTCTTTGAGCAACGTTTCTTTTTAGCTGCCACACCTACGGAGCCTAACGGAATATGGGGCAGTCAGTCATCTGATTATTTTAACTTTGAACTTGGAACGGGGCTGGATAATCAGGGTATTAGCCTCCGTGCGAAACAGGCGGACAGGTTTGTTTGGGCAGTCTCCACAGACGTCATTAACCTGGGGGCGACAAATGCAGAGTTCTTACTTGTCTCCGGTTCTTCTGATGATGCCCTGACTCCCGGTAACGCGAGGCCCTTGAGAACTACTAAGTATGGGTCGGCCGCATTAATAGCTGCTGAGATTGATTCTAATGCAGTCTTTGTCCAGAGAGGGTTAAGAAAAGTCAGAAGAGCGCAGTATGACCTCGCGCAGAGCAAATACATAGCCCGCGAAATTTCAGTTCTCAGCGAGCATATAACTGAAAGCGGCATCGAGGACATAGCATACACTAACGAACCTGACTCATTCATATGGATGAAGAGAGTTGATGGGCAGATAGCCAGTCAGACATACGATCCTGACAACCAGATATACACTTGGCATAGACAGGTATTGGGCGGAACAGACGTAGTTGTCCATGCTATCGCTGCTACGGATGGAAAAACCGCTGGGCGCGATGAACTCTGGATGGTTGTAGAGCGTACAGTAAACTCGGCCACTGTGCGGACAATTGAGTTTCTTACTCAAGGACTGTTAGCAGAGGACGACCAGGAAGACGCATTCTTTGTTGACTGTGGCATAACCACTACCGGAGCAGACTTAGCCTCTGTTACTGCTGCGCATTTGAAAGGCGAGACGGTGTCAATACTGGCCGATGGCGCACGGCAACCTGACCAGGTAGCTAATGCTACCACAGGGGCCGTCTCTATTAGTCCCACAGCAGATACGGTTCACGTAGGCTTGCCCTATACCAGTATCTTAGATACGCTGCCAATAGAAGGTGGGAATCCTGTAGGCACCTCGCAGGGCAAAATAAAGCAGATCAATACTATAATCTTGAGATTAGACAGGTCTTTAGGTTTCTCTATTGGCGCCCCCGGGGAGACCTTAGATGAGTACTTCTTTGGTCCGACCGACTCTATGGGAGTTGCTGTGCCGTTATTCACGGGGGACACAGAAGACTTACCTTTTGCAGGAGGTCCGGATAGACAATCTTTAGTTAGGATACAACAATCGTATCCTTTACCGTTAAATATTTTGGGGATTATGTTCAATGGACAAACCGAGTAGATTAACATACCAAGAAGAGCATGTGATGGATATTATTGGGGAGTTAAAACCTTTGATACCGGGGCACCATGAGGAGATAGAGACGGTTTTTACGGGAAAGAGATTTCCTTTGGCCCCTGATTGGACTGCCTATACTATGATGGATCAAGATGGGAATTATAAAGCGTATACTGCCAGAACCCTCGAAGGGGCCTTAGTAGGGTATATGGGTTTCATACTACAGATGTTACTACACCATCGTTTTAATTTAATCGCGCAACATGATCTAATTTTCTTACGCAAGGACTATAGGCAAGCTTCAGCGGGATATCGTCTAATAAAGTACGCAGTTCAGCATGTTCAAGAAGAGATCAGATATGGGAAAAAAGTGAGTATGGTAAGTTTTGGTATGAAGGTAACTAATGATGTGTCTTCTTTGGTCCGTCGTTTAGGGTTTAAAGAATCCGAGAGAACTTTTCATTTGGAGGTATAGATATGCCAGCAGCAGTTCCTTATATCGTTATGGCAGTTGTCGCAGTCGCATCTACGACGGTCTCTTATATGGCTTCTAAAAAATCCGCTAAGGCGACCGAACAAATGGCAAATCAACAGCGGGTAGCCGCTGAGAGACAAGCTGAGCAAGCAAAGGAGAAAGCTACGTTAGACGCTCGATTAGCAAGAGAACGAGTAGAGCACGAGGTTAGCCTTGCCAGAGAAGATCGGAGTTATAAGATCGGACTCGCTGAAGAAGACGCTCAGTTTGCTATTGAGCGATCTAACCGAGAGTCGGCCAAACTTCTCTCGGCTCAGATTGTGGGTCTCTCTGCCATGGGGGTGGATATAGTCAGGGGTTCTCCGATAGCCGTAATGGAACGCTCTTCAGAAGAGGGGCGAGAAGAACGGGGGGATATCAGGAGAGGACTCTCACGCTATAAAACAGATCTCACCAAACAGGTTGATAGGATTTCCGAAGAAGGGGAATTCGGACTTGAACAGTACTTAGCTACTTCGGAGTTGTTCGTAGCGCACACTGTAGAGAACCGAGGGTTCGAGGCGAGTCAAGCCCGTATCAAGGCCAGCGCAGCCAGAGATCAGGGGAAAATGGCGGAGTATGGTTTGGCTGTGGGTCTTGTAGGTGCAGCGGCAAAGTCTTATGGGATGTCTAAAATGTCAACTGCGGATCAATGGGGAATCTTAGCAATGTCTTAGACTGCCACCAGTGGCAGTCTCAAAGGATATAATATGCCAAAACAGATACCACACGCTAATGTAGTTGGAAAACCAAAGGTTGGAACTGGTGGGATTACTCCGAGTAAAACTCCGGCGTATCAAACGCGGGTAGCCAGTCCTATACGGCCTATAAATACTAACGTTCCGCAGGTTGGCGCGCAGATGATTCAACAGGGGTTGAATGAACTTCGTGGGGCCGTAAAACTTTACGCGCGAGCCAAGAGTAAGGAGTTGGAGTCCGCACGTAGGGCGCGGGTTCTGAATTTAGAGCCTACCGTTACCGCTCCCCTCAATCAGTGGAAAGCAGAGAACTATAAGCGCACAGGGTCCAGCGCGGTAGGTATAACTGATGACTTATTTAAGCAGCAAGAAGATATGATGAAAAACGCCATACCAAAAGATTTAGATGACCAGACCACACTTGACTTGAAGGGTACTTTTATTAATGCGTTCAAGGGTCTGCTCGCCGAAACTGCTGATTACGAGATACGACAGGGTAAGGTGGCCCAGGGGGACGCGCTTAGGAATGCCGTTAACGATGTCACCATTAGCGCATTAAAGTATACCCCAACTGAGGATACTATGAAAGACCTGGAGGGTAGTGTAAAGGCTTGGACAAGCCAGGTGGTGGCGAAACAGGAGTTTATGGTGGGGGATATGGCCGCGGAAGCTAAGACCCGCCTATCCGATGAAGTTAGAGAACACCTACTTGGGGCCGTTATGGGCAACTGGATCTCCTTAGACCCGGCAACCGCTCGGAAAGTATGGTTAGAGAACAAAGATTACTTTGATGCTAATATGCCTAACACTTACTCGGCGTATAATAAGAGTATGGAGGGGGCTAAGAAAAACGCACTCTATGATCTGGCCATATCCGCATTGCGGTTAGGCAACCGCAAAGAGGACGGATCTCTCGACTACCCAGGCATGTTACGCACTTTAGATAATGACTCTTTTGTAGCTAAATTTCTGGAAGGAGACCCGTCTGAAGCCATGCGGTTACGGTCAGATATCACCAGCGAATATATGCGAAAGCAGTCTATAGAAGAGCGTATTCAAAAGAAGGATATGGAGGAAGCCGTTAACGCGATAGCTTTTAAATATATTGATAAGGACACGGGGAAATTTAGCGACACAGCCGCAGCTTTGGCAGAGTTAAATATCGCCTATAGAAGAAAAGATATTGATAAACCCACGTGGGACACCACTCGAATATCCTGGGGCAGACCTAACTGGACTCCAGAAGATAGTAATAATGTTATTGAATGGATCGAAGGGCGCGCTGAACAAGGTGATCTACCTTCTTCAGGAGAAATAGTACAATATCTTAATGGAGACGCAGACGCTAATAGATATATAGCTATTAAGGATAAACTTGAAGCTAAAGATAAGGCGGGTAAAGGGAATAAAAATTTCCTATCGGATTCTCTTGCTCATTTTGTTGCTAATGCCCCGGTGGATAAGGGCGCTAAGCGGAAATACCTCGCGAAGTACGGGCTATTCAAACAATACATGCGAGGCTTTATGGATAAAAATGATTATGATATTACCGAACCAGAGATATGGAATGAAGCGGTAAAGGTAATTCCTAAGTATATCGTTGAGACAGGTGATCTCAAGCCTAAACTTAAGGAGGAAGGATCTATGTGGAAAACCAATCTGTGGGAAGGGCGATTATGGGAGTACGATCCCGAACAGGCAACAGATTCTTTTTTTCCGGATCATCTTAAAGATGCCGCACAGGAGATAAATGCGACCCCTGATGCAGAAGGACTTAAGGCAGCAGAGGACTATTATAAGCTCCAACAAAAACTAAATAAAGGAACTGAATAATGACGCCGGAAGAGATAGCTGATATACGTGCTCAGCAAGAACAAATTAAAATTCGTATGCAAATGTCGAGTATAAAACGACGAATGGCAGCGCGTAGTACTGGTGGGCGCACGGTAGATCCGGAGATACACGGAGACTTTCCGACGAAAATCGCTCCAGGACCGGCGACAGATTACACTGATCCCGCACAGATAGCAAAGGCGGAAGGTGAAGGGCCACAAGAAGATTGGGTGGCTCCTATGATCGTAGGTGCCGCGCTTGCGCCAGTAGTAGCTCCCGTGGTAGGCGCGGGCTTAGGCTTGGTAGGTTTATCACGGGCCGTTGGTCCCGCGGCGTGGAGAACTGCAACTCTATTAGGTAAAGTTCTGCACGGTAGTGTAGTGGCCGGTTCAGGTTTAGTTGGAGAATATGGTTTGGTTCAGCCTGTGGCCGAGCAGATAGATCCAGACGTACACCCTTGGTTAAGAATGATAGTAGAGATCGGTTTGGGCCTTACATCTGCTTTCACTCTGGAGGCGTTGATCTCAGATTTTGCCATTACTCTTATGACCAAATCCGCACCTAAATTTTTTACCAACAGTTTTGGGAAGTTGGTGAACAGCGGCGACATTCCGAAGGCTTTTTTAGCAGACCATGCGGACATAATAAAAAATGCAGACCAGGGACATATAGAGGCCGGGCGTAAACTTTTGCAGGATTTAACGAAAGAAGTTCACGGACAGCGCTTGGACCAATGGGAGATAGATAAAGCCGCGCAGGAGCTAAAGTCACAAAAAATATTAAGATCCGCACCAGACACTAAGAAAACTCTCGATATAGCTAAACAGCGGATTGCCACCAGTGGCAGTCTTGCCGATGAAGACTTCGCTAAGATCGCTAAGGTAGCAGAGAACGATGCCATTCATGAATTCGTACCAGAGTATCAAAGACTCCAGAAATCGTTGATAGATTCTCGTGCGGCCCAACGGTGGGGCGATCATCCGATGAAGGATATAGCGGATCTCGTAGCCTTCGATGGAGGTATTACCGAAGCCTATATACGGAAGATAATCAAAGACACGGAAGCCGCTGATCAATTAATAAAAAATCTAAAAGCTACCTATAAAAATTTTATTACTAAAGAGGGCGGGGCCGATGCGGTGGACCTGGCAAACACTTTAGGGTACTTAGATTTCGAAACGTTTCTCAAAAAATTAGCAAAGGCTCCAGGTCTTGACGGAATTAAGAAACAGGTAGCCTATGAACTTCGTCCTACCTTTGACAGAGTATATCGGGACGAGATCTTTGTGAGAACGGCGGAGAAAAATTCGGAGTATCTCAGCAAGGTCATTGGAGAAGGAGAGGTTAAACTCCCCCGGGATAAGGGTAAGATTAGAAAAGGAAGTACCTTAACAACAGAGAGCGTAAAGATGATTACGTCTCAAAAAACTATCGCTCGCGTAGTAGAAGAGATTTTAACCCTTAAAGAAACAGTTGGTAAATATGGCAGACTACTCCAGAAGGAAACCGCGAAGGAGCTTAAGTCTCAGAATGCACAGAAGATAGCTAAGCTTAAGGAGGCGCATAAGGATAAGCTCGTGGCCACAAGAAACCGCATTAACGCTGCAGAGAAGGCGGTTAAACTAACAAAATTCTTGGAAGACTCTGTGAAAGGTAACACCCAACCGGAGTATCAAGAACAGTTGAATAGGTTCTTAGGTCCTTTGTTTGGGACTAAGTCTCAAGATCTTGCTCAGTTAGACGAAAGTATGTTTCAGTTTCTTACCCGAAAGTATAACACAGATATAGCAATTGGCGCAGATATTATCGCGGACAGATACGCAGAGGCGATACTGTCTGTAGGTTCTAAACCCCGAGACATAGGACAGTATAGTTTAGACCAGTTAAAAGACTTGGCCGACTTTACTAAAGCTTTTCGGGCAACCGCAGCGAACGAAAAGTATATATCTAAGACAGGAGCCAAGCTATACCTGAATGCCGTGGCTCAAGGCATAGCTAAGAAAGCGCAAACCACAATCCCTAAACTTAAATTTCTACGACCTAAGGAGGCTGGAGGGAACATCCCTATAGGTAAGGGGACCCGAAGTACTGCAGACTTAGCCAGTGGAGCCTTGTCAGAATTGAAGAGAATGGAGCCTATCCTTCGACAGTTGGATGGGTTTGAAGACTTCGGTCCTGCACAAGACTTTCTTTTTAAAAGATTTATTGACGCCGAAACTCTGTCTCATCGTCTTGGTGACAAGGTGTACGACAAATATAAAGCTATCCATAAAGCGTATAAAAGAGCCAATAAAGTTCATTTTGTTGGGCGTTTTTGGGGCAAGCAAATGGCGCCGGACATCGGGGGCGTTAAGGGCGTGACTAAAGAGAATCTGGTATCAATGGCGTTGAACAATGGGAATGACGGAAATGCCAAGGCTCTGCTGGCGCATATCAATCATGTTAGCTTAAAAGAACTCGGAGCCGGGGACGAAGCCGACGCGGTGATTAAAGCTTCTTTAGTAACTCGGAAAGAGTTAACCACTTACCTTAGTTCGCATCTCACTGAAGCCGATAAGAAATTTGTTAAGGATGTTTGGAGCCTCATGGATAAAGAATTGTTTCCACTCTTGGGGAGAGCTTATAAAGATGTGACCGGAATGACACTCCAACGGGTACGTGGTGCCTACTATCCTATTTTTGCTGATGGACTGTACAATAATAAAAAGTATCAAGAGAAGATTACTGATATCCTTCGTGGGACTAATACAAAGGCCACCAAAGTTGAGGTGGCTCACTATATGATGTTAACGAGAACGGAAGGAGTTGAACGATTGGACCTTACCATAGACCCGATCATTAAACATCTTCGGGATACGGTTCATGCAGTTACCCATTGGAAAGCAATAGTTGAAGCCCAAGCACTGGTCAAGAACGAAGCCTTTAAGAACGCGGTAACAACCACTATGGGGCATCACATTTATAATCAATTTGATTTCTGGCTTAAAAATCTTGCTCGACCTGCGGCAGTAGATCCAGCGCATAGCGGAATGGAGTACTTTATGAGAGGGGTTCGTGGAACAGTTACTATCGCAGCATTAGGAGCAAAGGTTTCAACGGCGGCAAAACAGGTGTTATCATTACCTACTGCCATTATAGAGGTAGGACCGATCAACATGGCCGCTGCTGCTGCATGTATGTCTAACCCGATAAGTGCGATTAAACTTATACGGGGCGTTCGACAGGCCAGTCCCCAGATGGCATATAGAGTTCGGACCTGGCAGAGAGAGATTACAGAGATGTATCTATCCTCGGCGGGTAAAAATATTGGGTTAAAGGGTTCCCTAAGGAACGCTTATTTCTATTTCATTCATACAGTTGATATGCTAACGTCAACTACGGTGTGGCAAGCAGGGTATACTAAAGGTCTGAAGAGATATGACGGGGACGCTAACCGTGCAGTAGAATACGCTGATATGGTGGTGCGGAAGACTCAGCCAGCTTCAGCCGCTAAGGATCTTCCACGAGTTATGCGAGACCAGGAAGTGAAACGTTTTGTCACTATGTTTAATGGTTACTTTTCTGTGTGGCATAATCAAGCGGATGAGATAGTTCGCAAGGGTCTGTCTGGTAATATCAGTAAGACCCAAATGATAGCCACTTTAGCTTTCCTTACCGCTGTTCCTACGGTGACGTGGACTGCCATTTCTTCTATAGCTAACGGTGTGGTAGGTCGGGATATAGATGAACCAGAGGAAATGTTAAAAAAGATAGGAACTGATGCGGCACTTATGACTGTCTCAGGTATACCTATAGCAAGAGATATTTTATCCAGTACGCTTAAAGGCTTTGATGCAAATTTATCTCCGGTTCAGGATGTTATGGAAGCTATGGCGTTAACAGGGCGGTCAGTCCTTCGTCAGTATGAGGACGATGCAGAATGGGAGAAATCTGACACCCTTCAAGCACTAAGACTGGCTACCTACCTTTTTAAAATGCCCACGTCTCAGATACTAACTACTGTGGAAGGTGCGGTAAGACTGTCCAGAGATGAAACGGATGATATTACAGAGATCTTTGTTAGAGGTCAAAGGGAGAAATAGATTGCCACCAGTGGCAATCCAAACAAGGAGTGAGTTATGACAGTATCAAGTGAAACATACCGAAAAGAGTATACTGGAAACGCCGTCACCGTTGAGTTTGCTATTGATTTCTACTTCTTAGCTGACGCAGATATCAAGGCCGTTCTGTATAACAGCACAACGAAAGTGGAAACTACTCTCACCTTGACGACCCATTATACCCTGGCTGATGCAGGTGTTGCTGCGGGGGGTACGCTCACAATGGTTACGGCTCCTGCGGCGGTCGAAACTCTAACCATTATTCGGGATGTAGGACTCACCCAGGCAACTGATTATGTTGAGTTGAGCACATTCCCTGCGGACGATCATGAGGATGTGGTAGATAAACTTACTATGATCGTTCAGCAGCTTCAGGAACAGTTAGACCGATGCATTATTATACCCGCTTCGTCAACAGCTGATGGGGAGACCCCACTCCCGGCAGCTTCGAAAATCCTTCAGTGGAACTCAGATGCGGATGCATTAGAAAATACAACTCTGGCCAGTGCGCTAAACCTAACCTCTCATATCGCGGATAAGGACTTGCATGGGGATGGGGCCGCCGGTGCCGCTACTATAGCTTCGGGGGTGCTGACGGTGGCTGGCACCGCGAGTTGGTGGAAGGTGGACGGGCAGGGCGGAGCAGATGACGACTTAACCTCTATCACAGGAATGGCCGTAGGTGATGTGAAGGAGATTACTCCAGTCGATGATACTACAACCATTACAGTCGTGGCAAGTGCTTCGATCTTGCTTGGTGATGGGCTTGATTTCACAATGAATAATCAGTATGACAGTATAACCGTAAGATGCATCTCCGCCGGAGTTGTACGAGAAATCTCAAGAATGAATTTTGGAGGGTAATATGAAAAAATTATTTATGTTTTTAATATTGATTGGACTGACACCAGTGGCAGTCTCACTTGCTGGTATAGGCGATAACGTTCGAGACGGTACGCCCTATATTAGTGGTCTTACTCCGCAGGTGATCTATTACGCACCTGTAAGTACGCAGTCTATCACATCAGGAACGAGTGCAATCGCTTCTGCAGGATACTCTCACATAGATGTGTCAGGGACCACGGACATTTTATTCACATCTACGCCTACGATCACAGGTGGGGAGACCGGACAAGTACTATATCTACACAATGGCGGAGACTATAATTTAACCTTTCAAGATAACTCTGTGGTATCGGGGACAAGTGTCTACACTGGACGCTCTTCCGGGGTACTACATGCTGGTGGGTCAATGACGCTTATGTATGACTCTGGAATCAGTGGCTATCGTATTACCAGCAACCCAAATACTGCGGCAGGTGGCGCCCCCGCAGATATAATACATGTCCGTAACGTATCGAGTTCTGCCCTTGCTGCGGGTAAGGCCGTATATATAACAGGCTGGAACGTAGGTCAGACCGCTGCGACAGTCGATCTCGCAGATGCCGATGATGCTACTAAGATGCCAGCCATAGGTATTACCGCTGCGGTCATTGCTAATGGGTCTAACGGTGATGTTATAATGTCTGGTAATGTAATCGGATTGATTAATACCGCCACGGCCTCCGCAGGAGACGGAGTATGGCTCAGCGGGGTCACGGCAGGTGCTGTGGTCTTTGTCAAACCGACCTCAGATGCCATACAAAAGATAGGTATAGTTACCCGCTCCCACGCTTCGGGGAACATCCTGGTAATTGGCGCGGGTCGAGTTAATGACACCCCCTGGGAACCTGAGTTAACAGGTGCCTCTATTTATGCTACACCTAATGGTGCCAGTGGCGTATCGGTTTTTGACGACAGTGGAGAGTCCATCTTTCAGATAGACTCAACAGGAACGCACATAGGGCCGATCACCATTACGGAGGGTAAGACCATAATATCTGATACTATTATGGGTGGGGTATCTAAGTTCCTGTTAGAGGGCGGAACGGGGGCTACAATAACGCCGGTCATGCTCGCCGGGGGAATTGTGTATTGGGAGTCTTCCAGCATGGGCGGGGTCACGGTAGCAACAATCACAGGTAACACCGCCTTTGTCGTTATCAAAGATATCGGGGACTCCGGTATAACTCTGTTCACAGAGAACGATCAGCCTATACTACATGATGGGTCATGGGGGACTAAGATATGGGTAGCTCCTGGAAATCTCGGCCATCAGATAGCGGTCACTTCAGTGGTCTCTGGAAATACGCCTACTGGATTTTGGGATGTCATTGGATCAATAGGGTCTAACTGGACTTTGGAGTAAAAATATGAAAAAATCAATCCTTATACTCATACTTGCATTAGGACTGCCACTGGTGGCACTCTCCGGTGGACTGCACCTTGCGGTCACCACATCCACACAAGCAGGAGATACAGCTATAACTACCTGGGCTGCTTGGGAGGGTAAGGATCAAGTAGGTTGGGGGGACCAGGAACACGTTAATATCTGTCAATTCGATGACCCTGACGCCACTGACGATGAGACCTCTACTGGTGCTGGATTAGAAGGGCTTAATCTTGTTTTCTCAGAAAATGGGGGTGTTGTTGGTTCTGCCGTAGATGGGAGTGGGTATACTTATCGACAAATCACACAAGATAATGATACTTTTGATACAACCAGCCCTTATTGGGATACTGTTACAGGTAACAACTGGACGCACATTATAAAACTTGGAGACTTGCAAGACCACGTTGGCGGAGTTGATAATTACATATCCGTTGCCACTTCAGGGGCAGCGGGAACTCAAATGTGGTTTGTTGTTACGACCTTAGACAAGATGAATTTTCTGTACCAAGGGGCGAATAATTTTTCTACTAATAATATCGTAAATTCAGGTAATATATGGTTCGCTGCGTGGCGGCGGGACGGAGGGAATGTTAAAGCTGGATTCTGTACAACTACGGGATCAGGGGTGCATGGGCAACCAACAAAAGAGAGTGATTTCGTTGCTAATAATATGGTTGACACCGGAAAGGCAGAAACTCCGGCCTCCGGAAGTTGGACAATCAGAACGTATTTTACTTACGGAGATGTACAAGGGATTACGGCAAAAGCGTACTACACCATACTCGCAAACGTATGTTTAATAGGAGAATAGTATGAGATACTTATTAAGTTTACTTATCGTTTTCATCACGCTTACAGCTTACGCCGGGCCTAAGTACCTAAGGTATGAAGAAAAGGTCAAGCAGTTCTATAACCCTGCCACAGGTCAAGTATTAGAGTCCATTGAAGGGCGGTATAATCGGGTAGGTATAGACGCATTTGAAGTAGTACATGCTCCGGATAAGTATCCAGTCTTTATCTCCACCAAGAAGGATAAAATACAAAAGCAGAAAGGGACTAAATTTAAACTGGACCTTACTAATGATGAGTGTATTACCCTTATGATCCAGGAGAAGGCGGTCTTTGAGGTTGGAGAGATGTCTGCAGAAGAAATCGAAGAGTTTGATCCAAATTCGGGGGTTACTTAGTTATGACTGACAAGTATAATGAGAAAAACTGCGATGAGCGTCACGCTAATATCGAAGGTGAGTTTAAGGAAGTGTGGAAAAGAACTACTTCCATGGATAATAGGCTATGGTTTATTATCGTACTACTGCTTGTTAATCTCGGGGTCATGGTGCTTGAGCATGCCGGTAAAGCACAAAGCAAAGTACTCCCACCAGTCTGTGAGACCATGGTAAAATAGGAGGTTAAAATGAGATTCGGAAGTTTTATATTAGAGATCAGACAGCAGGGGAAGGCTCTACAGATAGCTCCTTTATCCTTTTGGGACGCGGATGCTGAAACGATTGAGGAACATACTGGTGGATGCGGTCCAGGTAAATTCGGAGACTGGTTAGTTCCTGACACGATCTACCTCCAATCAGTATTCCCGGCGTGTCAGAAACATGACTGGATGTATTATAGGGGGGAGGATGAGGAGGACAAAGTAATTGCTGATGTTATTTTCCTTCTCAACATGGTGTTCCTTGTAATCGCAGAGGATAATTTTCTTGACAAAGTTAGGTTACTCCGTGTCATGAAATACTTTATTGCTGTTTACTACCACGGTGGTGGGGCGTTCTCTAAGGAAGAAGTCGCGAAGCTTCCTATTAGAGAAGAGTTAGATAACCTTTAGACGGAAGGAGACTAAGATGAGAAGATTAATCTTTATACTGGTGTTTATCCTTGGATTGCTACCAGTGGCAGTCCAAGCGGATACGTACGGAGACCTGGCAACGCCAGGACATAAGTTTTACAGGTTCGACTGGACCTCGGTGGCCGGGGAGAACGGGGTTTCTACATACGGTACTCCAGGCTGGCGCGCCGCAGGTGCCACCATGTATGCGGTATCTGTGGACGATCCAAATTACGCGGGAGTACTTATCACAGGTACGACCGGAACTGCGACTAAGGAGTCTGAGATTGATATTGTTGGCAGGATTTACAAGATTGAGATGGGCGTTAAGGGCGCAGTAGGAACTACAGCACCCGCGCAAAACTATCTTGTAACTCTCGTAGGAGTTACTGCGTACCCTATAGATATAGGAGCCACTCCTTGGCCGACCAGCGGGGCCACTCCTGTCGCATTGGGTATTACCGGCGCAACTTTTTTCTCGGTCCTCGGGCCGTCCGGAACTACTTTTGTGCCTAACGCTACAGGTGCTTCCGTTTGGGCTACCGGTCCTGAAGAGATGAATGGGCCAGTATTTCTATACGTGAGTAATGCAGCGTATGGAACTACCGCGACCTCTCCTTATTCTGCTTCGGGCGCAGTCACGCTTTACTATGTCGCAGACCCCCGAGTAGCCGCGATCTCCGGGACCAACGCGAAAGTATATCAGTTTAATTATACAACTGATTACGCAGGAGATTTCTCGGCCTATAGTGATAAGGCTATCAATGGATGGATCTATAGAATAGTGCATGATCCAACAGGAACGGGGAGTAAGACAACTGACATAACTCTCACGGATGGATTTGGAACAGATATATTAGAGGGAGTATTCTCTAATATGGACGCTACTGCATCGGCAAACATACCGTCTGCAGCTACAGCGTTCGCCATACCGAGATTTAACGAGGGGTTATTGAAGTTAGTCATAGATCAAGCAGATGCGGGGGTCTCTCCACAGCAGAAACAAGGAATAGTAAAGGTATACTACGTGCCTGAACTTTAGACTGCCACCAGTGGCAGTCCAGGCGAGTTCCAACTTGTTGGAACTCGCCTTTCTTTTTACTTCATGATACCCTCCTACTCCCAGGTTATCTCAGTAATCTTATGATGCCCGTTCATTACAAAAAACGTGGCGTTTGATAACTCAGAATGCTCATGAGAGGGGCAGTTAATAAATCTCTCCGTTATGATCTAGACAGTTTTGTGTATCTTTCTTAACTTCTTGACTATCTTCATTGCGTGCGCGAAGTGCTTACGCCGTCCGTCCTCTTTATACCATAGCTTTATACGTCCGCTCATGTTAGTATCCTCCTTGCTTCTTTTAACCATTCTTTGTCTATTGATTGCATCTTCGGCACATTGTTAGCCTTTGTGTACTTTTGAAATCGGATTTTACACAGCCTACCGATTAGCCTGAGTCTATTTTCCATGAATAAATACCGGTCTGGCTTCATCGGGCCAGAACCAACAGTGAAAGATTTGCCTTCAGCGGTCATCAGTTGAAATGATCCCATCATATCTGTGTGAGTCCTACCGGCTTTATCCACGAGTGGAAATACATTAGTAATACGGAACTCCTCACTTAAGCGAGGCTTTAGTTTCAGCATCCAGGGTACTTGACTCCGCTTGTACGGTCGCCCCATATGCCTGACTATGATTCCCTCGTAACCTGCCTCTAAAAACTTGTCGTAGTACCACTGAAAGTCCTTCATACTGTAGCAAACAAAGTGAGGGACGAACTTAATAAGGTCACCGTCCAGTAAGTTCGCTAAATAGTTACACCGCCACTGTTGATCGTCCATAGTTACAATATCATATATGTGATATTGTATTTTCCAGTGGTCAGGGTTGAGATTTTTGGACCGTCCGGTTATCTTACGTATCTCATTGTGCGTCATACCAAGGTGGAACAGTTCTCCGTCTGTTTCATAGGGAATTTTTCTCTCTAATAGTTCTTTATTGATAAGAGGTACGCACATTTTGACCGCAGCACTGGAAGACAACAGGTCTACACTGTCCCATATACCTCTTGTAACTGCTCTTGCCCGGTCCCCTTCTAACTTAGGTTGGACTATGCAAGGGAAGAACATCTTACTTTCCTCATATGGGATCGGTCTCATTATCCCTTCTCGTTGTGTCATTAGCTTTCCTCCTCTATATGTATCCCTAATTCTCCAAGGTTAATCCAAACCCCTCGTGGTGTGTAATGGTCACAGAAGAGTCTGGATAATTTAATCCCCCTGAACCTCCTTGGGTTTATATGTAAAGACTCGAAACTTGCTACGAAAATAAGGGTGTTTCCATGCAAGTAGGTTCCATCATCTATAAGGTTAAAGTCCTCATAGAAACTACATAGCTTCCGCATTAACTGGTGAGAGTACTCAAAACTATGAGTTACAAATAAAATAGTTTTCTGCTTGCCGTGGTTATCGACCAGGTATTCTATCATGCGCAACAGCATTTTGGTCGTGCGCCCGGTGCATCTCATTCTATATTCCTCCTTTCTGAGAATCGGTCTAACAGACTTAACGACTTCTCTATCTGTTCATGCTCCCACCTATGAATTTTCCATACCAATAACAAGTCAACTAATATTATGATCAATACTCCGTCCATACTTCCTCCTTCCAGACTGCCACCAGTGGCAGTCTATTCGAGTTCGCTTAGTTCCTCCGCAAATTCTTCAGCTAAGTCCGCTCTCGGTTTAAGATACGTTAATACCCACGCCCGCCCCTGCCTGTCGGTTCTCCGAAATTTACTTACCTTAGGATATAGTGTTTTAATACTCCTAATAGAAGCTCGTTTCTTTACTCGTTCTCCGTCATCTTCAGTGCTTTGTCCAATGCGCTTGAGATGTCCACGGAAGAACCTAAGAAAGTCAGATTGTCGTATCCATTCTTCTTTTGGAATGTCTACGTTTAATATAAAGTACTCGTCCATAAAAGTTTTAAGTGGGTCAATCTGAGCGATCAAGTCTCTCTTGGCGATCTGTCCCTTCTCCGGCTCAATGAAAGCCTTTCGTTCTGACAATCGCTCTAACCCCTGGAGGTGCCATCGAAGTATGGAGGCAGTTCCCAACTCTAATATGACCCGGTCTAACCCCAAGACTTCCTCCGAAGTCCCCCGAAATTCTTTGTCAAATCTTACCATCATTATACGTTGGGCAAGTGCTCCCGTATCATCAGGGAGTACTGGAGTTCGATTGGTCATCATCAACACCTTACACTCCAGTAGCTCAGACATAGCGTTCTTATGCTTGGCCTCCGTGTCGATGTAATCCTGCCCTACTATCTTCAAGAGGACAGGTATTAGGGTCTGTAAGGATTTCATATCAATTGACCGGGCCTCTGACATAACTGCTAACTTCTTTCCGGGTAGCTCTCCTAAACCAAACTGTCCGCTTAGCCCGGCTATTGACACCGCTGCACAGTAGGGAGAGCCGATACACCCCTGAAGTATCTTAGCAAATATACTCTTACCACTCCCGGGAACGCCCTCCAGTATTAACATCTTATGCAGATAGTATGAGTCGGCTATTGCATACCCACCAAATTCTCTGAGTAGTTCAACTGATTCCATATCCTCTTCGCAGGAACTGCTGAGGAAATCAATGTATCTCTCCGGACTGCCACTGGTGGCGATCCACTGAGCATAGCTGATCGGCAGTTCTCTGTGAATGTGGTCCTCTTTTGTTAGGGTCTTGATAGCGTTCTCCAGTTTCCAGCCCTCTTTGAATAGCCCGGACATATTAATGCCAAACTTACCACCCTTAAAAGCCCAACCTAAACCCTTACGAAAGGTGGACATAGATAGGCACGTCTCCCGTAGAATTAAGTTAGTTAATCGTTCTACCTTTATGTAGTCAATCTCTATCTTGACAGGTATGGTCGAGTGAATGTGGTTGTATACGAAAGCCTTAGCCTGGGTCTGGTTACACCGCTTCCAAACTCTAATGTTATTAAAGTAGCACCAATAGTCTCCTGATAGGGTCTTATGGTGTGAATATATAATCCTCTGTCGTTTGAAGATGTTGGCCATATGTCTTAGGTTAGCTTCAGGGTCAAACCGATCTCCAAGATACGCCTTATCCTTTTTAATATTTGACCATAGGCTTCGTAAATCGGGGAGTTTAATCTTGGTCTTATCCTTAATCATTTTAAATATGTGTTCTCTTGAGGTGTTAGTTAGCCCAAGACCATACATATCTATGACTACACTGTCAACTATCTTCCTATTCACCCCCTCATATCCGCCCTCCATAAGCCATTCTGTCCTCGCAATAAGGGCTTGTTGTGCCTCGTCTTGATATGCGCCGTCCTGCACTATCGCCTGTTCCAACTGGAAATCAAAATCTTTTGCTATGTTAGGGTCAGTTTTGTTAATGTGCGCCCACCCACGCATAAGATCATAGGCATTAAGGCTCTTGCGTTTGAAGTTGAACTCGGTTTCTACTACTTGATTGACTGGGTCTCCGTCATGGTGAGAAAAGACGTAGCCGTTAGCGAAAGCAATGGCTCCAGGTATGCCCGTAGACGAACTCGGAGAGAGAAATCTGCCCTCACTCTCTTCAGTATACCCAAGATTCAAGAGAACCTTTTTAACTGGAACGCTCCGACAGAAAGATCCCATCTTCCCTGGTAACTGTGACGCGGTGGGTAGGGCATCTATGTTGATGGCTTCCGTGTATCTCTTGACCGAGTAGGGTTGCCATGCACCTTCCACTAAGTCTCGCTTCAATTTGACCAAACTTACGCGGGGTATTCGTCTGCCAAACTGTAATGGGTCCGGTACATCGTCCCATTGAGGGGCAGCGGTAAATATAGGTTGTGTAAGATTGAAGTAGAACGTAGCATCAGCGGGTATCTTCTCTTGTTTCAACCACATACCTATCTCACGAGGGTATTGTGCCTCTGCCAGGATAAAAATGAAGTGCGCTCGTAATGTCTCCCTGTCTTTCAGCAAGAACGAAGTGCTAAATCTAAAGATAAAAGAGGTGTTATGAAACTCTGGAGGCAGATACTCCACAATAAAATCCTTCGCAGCAGCTATTGTTTGTTGGTAGGTCACCGCCTTATGCATACGTTTAGACACATACTTGTCCAGATCTAACACAAGCATACGCACCGGTGCTTCAGTGAAGTTTTTTAAGGTGCGGTCTGTGTCAAGTATCTCCGGACGTATTGCGGTCCCCATCACCATGCAGGTGTCAGGTCTATCACTTAGTTTGCTGACTAAAGAGTAGA